GAAAATAAAATTAAAGAATTAGATTCTTTAAAAATTTAAATAACTTTTGTTAAACAAAATAACTAATAAATATATATTAAAATCTATAATATATAATTACATTTGTAATAAATTAAATAAAATAAAATAAAAACTATAAGTTTAGTTGGAGTATGCGAGACCACCCATACCACTCATAATACGAAGAACATTGTAGTTAATCGCGTATAGAACAGCATTTGCCGAGAAGACTGACGTTGTCTCAAGAACGGCGGTGTCTATTCTCGAAAAGTTGCACGTGCCAGATGGCTGGTGCTCCTCAGGCTTAAGTGCGAACGAATACACGCAAATAGCATCATTAAGACTTGAAACATTGGTAGCCGTGCGGGCGGCGGTGGAGTCGTGACCACCAGAACCGGAGTGGTGGTCAATTACCTGGACTCTACTGAAATATCTATAGTGTCTGCTGGCAAAGCGATCATGACCATTAAGTTTAAGCTTAAATGTACCAGTAGTGGCGTCAGTAGGAGAAGTTAGCGACTTAGCAGCAGCAGTACCCATAACACCCACAGTTGCGGTCCAGAATAGTTCTTTAACCGGGTGATTTAAGTTAAGTGTAACCTCTCTAGAGTCATTTTCGATAGACTGTTCCTGGACCTGTTCGATAAGGTATTCGTGCGAAACCTGTGCGAAACGACGGCGTTCATCAGTATCAAGATAGATATAGTCAACATAAAGTCTGTTTTCAACCAGGGAATCCCAAACAGTAGCAACTTGATGCTGTAAATTTACTTTAACCTCGTGGTACTGAAGAGCAATTAGAGGTAAGGCAAGACCAGCATTTCTGCAAAACCAGAACTGAAGAGGAACATAAAAGTGATCAATGTTGTCATTTTCACCAGCAACACCTCCCATACCAGACATATTCTGGAACACAGTGCCAGTAGGAACGTCGTCGGCAGCTGGATCTTTACCACCGATAATACCACCCGGGTTTTTCTGCGTTAATTCAGAATAAGCTTCCATAAAAACACCACTCTGTCTATCAATTCTCTGACCACCTATCTCAAGTTCAACATGATCAATCCATGCCGCACCAGGGTTTGTGACATCACCAGCACGTTTGCCTCCAACCTCGATAAACATCTTGTGAATAAGGTCACCATTGCGAGAAATCGTTGCCGTGCAGCGACCATCGGTAGTAGAAGAACCATTCCACGTCTGCTCTATAGCCTCCATCGAGAAGTTAGTGTGTCTGCGGTAGACCACTTTAAAGAAAGTAATTTGCGGATTACCAGTAAGGTAAACGTCCTGTGCGCCGTAAGCTACGAGTTGCATTAATCCTCCACCCATTTTGTATACTATATACCAAGAAAAAAATTCTATAGATTTAATTTAATTAATTTAAAATTTATAATTATAAATTTATTGTATAATAGGACGATATGGTTATATTTATAATTAATAAAATTGAATATATAAAGGTTTGATATGTATAATAACCATACCAATCATGAACCTCTGTATCTACGCAAGCGAACTCGCGGTTATCACCGGACACAACCAGTATAAAGACGTTAGTGAGATTATTGTTAAAATCTGGCAGAAAAACTTTCCAGAGGACTATGAAGCTATTATTAAAGAAGCAGGGGTTGTTGTAGAATCAACCGATGAATTTATTAATCGTATTTCTAAGGAGAATAATATTAACATCAAGGAAAAAATGAAATCATGTCTCGGATCTAATGATGTAGTTGATATGAATAAAGCTAAACAGGAAATTCTAAAGAAGTTTGATACAATTCCAGAAAAGGATAAGAAACTAGTCCAGAGCTGCATTACCGAAAAAACAAACACTAATTTTGGAACAAAGCACGAAAATTCAGGAGTTGCTAAGTATACAGAAATTTATGGAGATAAAGTAAATACAGTAGATACCTTTTTCAAAAGGCATATGTTTAAAACCGAACACAACTGGTTTGTTGGTGGTAAAATTGATGGGATTAATGATGATAATGTTCTGATTGAGGTCAAAAATAGAATGAACCGATTGTTTTACAAGCTTAGGGATTATGAAAAGGTTCAGATTTATGCCTATATGTATATCCTAGAATTGGAAAATGCCAAACTGGTCGAATGTTTCAAAAAAAGCAAGGAATGTACGATTAATGTAATTGATGTAGAATTTGAACAAGATTTTTGGGAGAATGAAATCTCATTGAAAGTGGAAAAATTTATTAAACAATTTGAATCATTCCTAAAAAATAAATCAAGAAAGTTGGAACTAGTTAACATATTGTTTAGCGCCTAATCCACTGGTAATTTTAAGTATATTATAATGAACTGCATATATATTGAAATTGTAGCTATAATAAAATGAATTATCTGCTTTTTTTGGTATTTCTTTAACACCTTGTCGCAATCCTAAATCTATATTCATTTTGAAATTATCTATTCTTGAAAAATTACAAGCTCCTGATGGCTGGAAATCGGTTGGATTTAGAGAAAAAGAATAGACATGTATACCATTTTTTATTTTACGTTTATGATGTTGGAATGGTTGTTGTAAATTAAAATAATCTGAATCCTTTTTGTCTAATCTTACCTGACCATTAAATATTAATTGTAAATTTTCAATGATATTTTTATTAAAAAATTCCTTTTTATATTCATCAGCTACTCGTGCTGGATTATACCTATTGTAATGGTAAAAATTTTTAAGACTTTGACTATAATATGCGTTTTCTATATTATGATATCTATAACTTGTTGGAGATACATCTTCTATAGTCCAATTAGAATAATTATTCCAGTTATTCACATATTCCATATCTGAACGTTGTGATACTACGATTAGTTCTTTTACAGGATGGTGTAATATAATATTATGGTCCTTAGTTGAAGTAATTCCCTTAATAGTTGGGGGTTTAAAAACATCTTCTATAAGATATTCGTGACTATTTATAGCAAATCTATTTCTTTCATCTTTATCTAAATACACATATTCTGCTTCTAAAGATGGTTTTATATCAAAGGTTGTATTTTCTATAAATCTATTAATAGTTACTCCAGAACCATCCTGACTAACTGATTTTAACCTTGCTATCTGTTTATTATTATCTGCACCAACACTATCGATATAATCTAAAATAGTATATAAATCTCTTAATGGATTAAGTTTAACTTCTACTCTTACTTCTGTATATTGTAGCGCTATTAATGGTAAAGCTAATCCAGATGATTTTGAAAAAAAGAAATTCAAAGGAACTTTAATTTTTCTTTTTTTAATAGAAGGTATTAGATCACTCGTATTCGTAATTCTGGTTGTATGTCTATATATTACTTCCGAATTTAATGGTGAATTGATATTATGTTGAACTGATACGACGTCAATATCTGCTGAACCTCTAACATGTGGATAATGTGTATAATGTAATTTTACCTGTGCCTCATATGATGCTTCATCTAGATAATCATAATCATTTGTATTATTCGTATTCTTCAGTGGATGTAAATTATTTGTTAATTTATATGTTTTCCCATCCTTAAAATGTATACTATCTCCATTCATAGTACCAGAATAAAGACCCAAACTATCATATTGACCATAAAAATGATAATTATTATGGTTATTTTGAGAAGTCATAGCCCAATTATATAAAGAAACTACTGTTGCAATTACTTGTCCATTGAATTCTTGGGGTGTTTGGTTGACGTCGAGCCCCCTTGGGACATCTGCTGGGTCGAGACTACTGGTATTGATAGAATTTTTTACATTGTAAATGTAGATGTTATCATTAACTGTTTGTTGTTCCATATTATCCACTAAATCATAAGAAATTTTAGTTCCACCATTCGTTATAATTGGATAATATTCACCTTTGCTTTTATTATTTATTTCATTATGAAGTCCTGGGTTATATAGCTCAGGCACATTTCCAGTCATTTCATCATATATTTTCTTTTTAGAATCATCATAGATTAATTCAGACATTACCTGGAGATATTCACCCGTATAAGAATTAATCACCGAATCATTTAAAAACAATTTTGTATTGTTAATAATATTGGTACCTATATTTTCAACCCATCTAAATTCATAAGGAACACTATTAGCTGTGTTACTTAGTTCATTTCTAGCACCTGAAAATATTTCTGGTAATTCAAATGTAAAATATAAATTAGATAGAAGGTCACCATCTCTTTTTATATCACATTCAAGTGTAACATGGTCTGTATTACTGATTTTATTTCCTATTAATTTAATTTTTTTAGAATCCATTGAAAAATTAGAATATCTTCTATATACTATTTTATAAAAAGATATTTGTGGATTACCTATAAGATTAAAATCTTGTGCACCGGTTGCTAAAAGTTGTATATAACCCATATTAATATTAAAATATTATATATAATTATTTTTAAATTTGAATAAATAAAAACATTAATATATAATCAAAATATGTTTGTTTATAATGAACAACAGGAACTCGCCTCTAAATCTATTATACAGTTTCTTGAATCGAATGATAAGTTCTTCTTATTGGAGGGCGATCCAGGTACCGGAAAAACTACTATTATATCTAAAATTTTGGATAATGAAATTTATAAAAAAAAGAAAATAGCATTTTGTGCTACAACCAATAAAGCAGTTACTATTTTAGAACAATATAGTTCACTAAAGGGGAAAAATATTGTTTATACTACCATTCAAAAACTCCTAAATATAAAACGCAATATAGATGAAATGGGTAGAGAATTATATACTTATAATAGTCAACAAAACCTATGTAATAAATATAATATCAAACATTTTCACATTGTTCTTATTGATGAAAGTTCTATGATTTGTCAAGATATGTTAGAAGGAATTGTGCAAAATTCAAGATATTCTAAAACAAAAATAATATTTATTGGAGATAGAAACCAACTCCCACCTGTTAATGAAAAAATAAGCAATGTTTTTACAATTGATTTTGGTATAAATAAAGTAAAATTAGATATTATTGAAAGGTTCAAAAACGATATTTTGAAATATACAAATTCTATTAAAAATAACAAAAGACCTCCAAAAGAACTATGTAAAGATAATATCAGATTTATGAAAGAGTATAAAAACTGGATCTCTAATTATATGAAAAATATAAATGAATCTATTATTCTTACTTATACTAATAAGAAAAAACGATTTATTAATAATTCTATTCGTTCTTTGCTTTTCAAGGATAACAAAGAAAAGTATAATGTTAGTGAAAAAATCATTTTTAATAACTACTATAGTTCTATTGAAAATAAATTCTATTCATCACAACACGCTAC